CAATGGTGTGGTGTATGCAAGCTCTACAAGTGCTTTGGCTACAGGTTCAGGATTAACTTTTAATGGAACAACATTCAGCACAACTAATGACGCATCTATACATGGACTAACAGTAGGTTTAGGTGGTGGTTCTGTATCAACTAATACTGCGGTGGGTGTAAATACTCTTAATTCAAACACTACAGGTTCTCAAAATACAGCAGTAGGTTATCAGGCTAATTACGGGTCTTCTGGTCAAGCGGGTAATTCAAATGCTGTAACTATTGGCTATCAAGCGGGGTATGTATCATATGTTGGTTCGGTTGGTTCTACTATTATTGGTTATCAGGCTGGTTATTCTATTAACAGACCAGACGCAGCGACATTTGTTGGATACCAAGCGGGTTACAACTCAAACAATGCTTTGGTTTCGTCAGTATCAAACACTTATGTTGGACATCAAGCAGGCTATGGCACAACGGCTGGCGGCTACTACAACACGGCTCTCGGCTCAACTGCACTTTCAAACATAAGTTCAGGCACTAACAATATTGCCATTGGGCAAGGTGCTGGCCCAGCAATCACTTCTGGCTCATCCAATATTGCAATTGGTAATTCTGGCACTTTAGCGGGTTCTGGTGGAACAACTTCCTCTTACAACATTGCAATTGGAGCAGGCGCTCTTGCAGTTTTTGCTTTGAATGGCACTTATGGATTTAACATCTGTATTGGTCAAGATGCAGGTGGAAGCAACGTAACTGGAACAGGAAACACCTACATCGGTACAGGCTATGGTTTAGGTGCTGGTCGAAGTATGACGGGTTCCTACAACACAGTGCTGGGAGCATTTTCGTCAACATATTACGGCCTTGACCTTTCAAGTTCAAGCAATAACATTGTTTTATCTGATGGTCAAGGTCAACCCAAAGGTCTTTATGACGGAGCTGGTTTTTCTACGGATGTGAACGCCGCTGTTTCTTTAACTGGGGGAGGAGGCGCAGTGGCGCTGTGCTCAACAGTTTCAATTTGGAGACAAAACAATACATTGTCATCGGGCATGGTTATGGTTGCCGCATCTGGCTCAAATAGCGCTGACGCTGGATGGCAGGGTGCGTGGGTTCTTCATGTATATAAAGCGTTTGGGACTTATGCCGTTAATGTTATGTCTTCAGACATAGTTCTTGGCAGTGGGGGCTACTCATTTACTTTTACCTTAGATGCTACAAGCCTTTATATTTCTGCAGCTAAAACTACTGCTTTTGTTTATTCATTGATACGTCTTGGTGGCGGCTTGGGTACGGGTTAAACCTACAACATTCACAACTTCAATTTAACATTTAAGGAAAAATGAAATGACAACTTTTACTTGGAAAGTAACCGCAATGTTCACGGTTCAACAACCTGACCCTAATTATGTGGTCAATGTGTCTTGGGCTTTGACTGGCGTTGACGGTTCGGTTACAGAATCCGTTGGTGGCTCTACTATGTTTGACAGCAATCAATCAAGCACTTTTATTCCCTACGATCAGTTGACAGAAGCAATTGTCATAGGCTGGATTCAAGCCAGTTTAGGAGCAGAAGGTGTTGCCCAATATCAAAACATTGTGCAAGGTCAAATTGATTATGTTTTGAACCCACCCGTAACGCCTCAAAATACGCAGTTGCCTTGGTATGTACCTCCAACGCCTCCTGCGGCATAATTGAAAAAGGGAAGCCGTCACCCTACTCTGACGGCAATTTTCATGGAAATGAAAAATGGATGAAATTAAACTGAGCACAAACTTGATTAACGGCATTTTGCAGTACTTGGGCACCAAGCCTTTTACTGAAGTTGCAGGCTTGATCCAAGAGATTCAAAAGCAAGCATCAGCACAAGGCGCACAATCTGCCGCACCTGAAAAGGTTGAGGCAGAGCCCGTTAACTAAGGAAACATCATGTCCGAGAAGTGGATTCAAAAGGCGATCAAGCATCCCGGTGCTCTTCACAAAGAGTTGGGTGTTCCTGCCAGCAAAAAAATCCCAGCTAAAAAGCTGAATGCCGCCGCAAAAAAACCTGGGAAACTAGGACAGCGTGCCCGTTTTGCGGAGACGCTCAAAGGCTTTAAAAAATGAGTGACACCGAGAAAGACTTGGCTGTCCACATTGCAGTCTGCGATGAGCGCTACCGCAACATTGAGCAATCGTTGAAAAGTGGCGAAAGGCGCATGACCAAGATTGAGTATTTGATCTATGCTGTGATGGCAATGGTCATGTTTGGCCCCGGTGTAGCAGCGCAATTTTTTCATAAATTTTTTGGGATGTAAAAATTGATCCGTTCACCCTTGTCGCTCTGGCAACTTCGGCGTTTAAACTCGTCAAAGAGTCGTGCGAGATGTACAAAGAGGGTCGGCAGTTTGTTGTCGATGCTAAGAAAGAGATTGATGGCGTAGTCAAAGATGTTAAAGGCATTCAAAAAGATGCTAAAGGAATTTGGGGGTTCTTCAGTAATTTATTTGGTGCGAAGAAACAAGAAGTAAAAGTAGCAGAAGCACCGAAGAAGAAAGTAAAACAGAAAGCGCCTGAGTTTGATGAGAATCAGATTTACGCTCAAGTCGCAGATGCACTCACCAAGTTCTTCCATGCTTACAACGGCCTAAAGAACTACTCAAAAGAGCAAGAAGAGATTGCTCTGACAGCGACAGGTGAAGAGGGGCAGGACATTGCAATCAGGTTGGTTATTGCCAATCTACAGATGGAAAAGTTAAATGAGGAAATGCGAGAGTACATGGTGTACCACGTTCCTCCTGAGATGAAAGACTTGTACAGTCGTGTAAACAAAATGGTTGGCCACATTGCCAATCAGCAGGCATTAGCAAGAAAGGCAGAGCTAGACAAGAAACGGAAAGCGGCATGGCTAAAACGTCAGCGTCAAGAAGAGATTCGAGACAAAACAATAGCTATAACGCTTACAGTTCTAATGATAGGGTGGATATGGATAATGATGATGGTGATCGCTCATTCTTCGTCATTGTTGTCGTAGCATTGATGGTGGTCATTCTGTTGTTTGTCCCGCTTTTATCTTGGATGTACATTGACATTAAAATGATGGAGATTAGAGTCAACAAAGCTCTTTCAAAGATTGAAAGCAAATGAAGTACTTGTTTTTACTATTATTGTTGACGGGCTGCGGGGATACCTACAGGTATTATTGTCAAAACCCTGATAACTTCAACTCTGCTCAATGCCAAAAACCTCGATGTGAGTTTGACCAAACCTGCCCTGAATATCTTGTAGCACCTGTTTTGGAGAAGAAAATTGAAGGAACTGTTATTAGCCCTGTTCAACAGCCCCAAGGAACGCCTGTCTGCCGATGAAATAGAAGTCCGTGTGCGGGCTTTTGTGATCATCATGGTGACGCTAATCTTTGCGTTCATCACCTTTGCGCTTCTATATTCAGTGACATTTGTCACTCAGCCTATCAAACAGATGGCTCCAATAGATCAAGCCTATACCAAGATGCTTAATGATATAGTGTTACTTATCGTTGGCGGGATAGGGGGGATATTGACCAAGGGTTTAACCAACGAGGCAACCAACATGATGAATGCAGCAAAATCCAATAAGGATGCATATGTAGCCCCACCACCCCCTCCAGTTGTCATGGTATCTCAGCCATCAGGATGGACGCCTCCTCCTGCTCCTACAGCTCCTCCCGCCTTGGAAGATGACGCAGAACGTGAGAGAATGGCTCATGCAAGGGCTAGTGTAAATGTTTGAGTTTTTTGCTAACATTTTTCTCTATATTGCCTATTGTGTACTAATTTTGGCTATTTTGGTACACGTTGTGTCCTATGTGTTTCCGTTGGGTACATATAAGTTTCCAGTACAAATTGTCAGTTTAATCTTAATTCTTTTAGGAGGTTACTATGTCGCAGATCATCACGGCTATGAAAGACGGGTTGCAGAAGATCAAGCAGAAATTATCAGACTTAATGACGAAGCTCGTGCCAAAGAAGCCGAACTGAACAAGAAGCTCTCAGGCGTAACCACTGCACTTGTAAAGGCGAGAAATGATGTTAAAACAAAGCAGTCTAGTATTAACTCTAGGATTGACTCTGGCGAGTTGCGCCTCCCCTCCAGTTGTGCCGTTCAAACCCCCACAGATGCCACCCCTGCCAGAGGAGATTCAACCAATGACGGCCAATCTGAGCGAGAGACTCTTAAGACTATTGCAGCCATCGCAGCAGACGGGGACATCGCCATCACCCAGCTCAACGCCTGTATCGACACCTATCAAAAAGTAAGGGAGATGGTCAATGTTAAGCCCTGAGAAGCTCAATCAGCTCGGGATAGGTGCTGAATGGTCGGAACCATTGACTACGACTTTTACTACGTTTGGGATGAACGATGTCAAGAAGCAGGCAGCTTTTATCGGACAGTGCAGCCACGAGTGCAACCATTTCAAAACACCGGAAGAAAACCTCAACTATCGAGCCGAAACCTTACAAAAGCTCTTTGGACACAAGTTTCAACCCGATGAGTTTGCCCTTTACGCCCACCAGCCCGAGAAGATTGCCAACAGAATTTACGCCAATCGAATGGGAAACCGTGATGAAAAATCAGGAGATGGTTGGCGGTTTCATGGTCGGGGCTGTATTCAGTTGACTGGACACGATAACTATTACCACTTTGGGCAGTCAGTCCAGAGAGATATGGTCAAAGACCCACAACTTGTTGCTACCCCTATGTATGCTGCTTTGTCCGCTGGTTGGTTCTGGAAGACCCACGGATGCAACGATCTGGCTGAAGCGCAGAACTGGGAAGGACTAACCAGAAGAATCAATGGCGGTACATTTGGGTTGGAAGAACGGATCAAATTAACCCAACATGCCCTTGCCGTTTTAGGTGGGTAATGGGACAATAAGCTATGGCTGATCAACCTACCGCACTACTACCCATCATGTTTCGCCCTGGTGTAAACAGGGAGCAGACCCAATATGCCTCAGAGACGGTAGGAACTAACTCGCCAGGTTTTACTATTGTCGGGAGCTGGTATAAATCTCAACTGGTCAGATTTAGGCAAGGATTCCCTGAAAAAATAGGGGGCTGGTATCCGTTAAGTTTAAATACTTATCTAGGAGTTTGCCGCTCTTTATTTAACTGGTTTTCTTTAACGGGCATATCATTAATTGGCGTAGGCACCAATCTAAAGTTTTATATTAATGAAGCGGGTAGCTTTTATGATATTACCCCTATTCGTGGAACGCAGACTCTAACAAACCCGTTCACAGCGATTGCTGGCCAATCAACGATTACAGTGAATGCCACGGCTCATGGAGCGGTGACAGGGGATTTTGTAACGTTCTCTGGGGCGACTGGGCTAGGCGGCAATATCACGGCTGCGGTTTTAAACCAGCAATATCAAGTCACGGTGCTAAGTGTAAACGTTTACACCTTCACTGCCACGGCCACGGCAAACGCTTCGGATGCATCGGGCTCTCCTGGCGGAGGGACTGTCACGGCTACCTATCAAATCAATACTGGCCCAGCCATTGAGGTACCTTTATATGGATGGGGGTCAGGCACTTGGGGTTCTGGAGTATGGGGTACCAGCTCTTCTACAACAGTAGGACTAAGACTATGGAGCCAAGCCAACTTCGGGCAGGATTTAATATTTAATCCTCAAGGCGGGGCTATATATTATTGGGCTTATAGTACAACCTTTAGCAGCCCAGGAGTTAACATTAGCACATTATCGGGAGCGTCAGATGTACCGATTATTGCTAATTTTATCTTTGTCTCCGATGCTAGTCGCTTTGTGTTTGCATTTGGCACTAACACATTGGGTGGCTCTACTCTCGATCCTATGTTGGTTCGTTGGTCAGATCAGGAATCTGTGACCATGTGGACACCAGCTGCAACTAATCAGGCAGGAGATATAAGACTATCCAGAGGATCTAAGATCGTAGCCTGTGTTCAAAACAGGCAAGAAATTGTCGTGTTTACGGATACCTCGGTTTATTCTTTCCAATATGTTGGAACTCCTGCGGTCTGGGGTTCTAATATTGTTGGAGACAATATATCGATCATGAGCCAGAACGCAGCTATCCTTGCGGCAGGTACAACCTACTGGATGGGTGTTGACAAGTTTTATAAGTACAGCGGTACAGTTTCAACGCTTAGATGTGACTTGAGAGAATACATTTACAGCAATATTAACCAGAACCAGTCGCAACAAATTTTTGCAGGAACGGTGGAAGGCTTCAATGAGATATGGTGGTTCTATTGCTCACAAAATAGTACAACGATAGACAGCTATGTAGTTTATAACTACCAAGATGACATCTGGTACTATGGTTCAATGGGTAGAACGGCTTGGATTGATTCGACTGCTTTGAGATATCCAGTATCGGCTAATTATAATAATACCTTGGTGTATCAGGAATACGGGCTTAATGACAATACCAATGGCGTAGATTTGGCCATGGATAGCTATATTCAATCCTCTGAGTTTGATCTGCAATTTGGTAATCGGTTTGCGTTTGTTAACAGGATACTTCCTGATGTGACGTTTAGGCAGTCTACTGCAACCAGCCCGCAAGTGACCATGACGCTGATTCCCATGCAGAACTCTGGCTCAGGATATAACTCACCTCAAGCTACAGGGGGCTCGAACATAGCCACAGTAACCAGGACGGCAACAGCGCCTATTGAACAATTCACTGGCCAAGTATTCATCAGGTTAAGAGGTAGACAGTTGATATTCCAAATTGAAGGAAATCAGTTGGGTTTACAGTGGCAACTCGGTACACCTAGGATTGAGATAAAGCCAGATGGTAGAAGGGGTAACACATGAGTATTCCAATCATCAATGTTGCACCTAACTTACCTCAACCGCCTATGCAGTATGACCAGCAATATTTTGATATATTGACCAAGGTTCTTCGTTTGTATTTTGCAAGTAACGACAATGTGAATCAAGTGATTTCTAATCAAGTGTCAAGCAGTCAAGCTCTTATTTGGTTAAACCTATAATGGCAAACTATCAAAACGTAACCCCAGTACAGATTGCACAGGCAGCGCTAACGACTTCCTACGCCACGCTTTATACCGTTCCCACCAACAATACAACACCTACCCGTACATACTTAAAGCAGATCGATGTTTGCAATACAACGGGTGGAGCTTTGACCTTTAACTTGCATATTGTTTTAGCCACATTCAGCGCAGGAACACAAAATGCCTTGTTCTATGCCCAGACTGTAGCGGCAAATAGTACTTTTTCCTATGCCGGAGTCCAAGTTTTACCAACGAGTTCATTCATTTCAGCTAAAGCCTCCAATACAGGGTTAACCATTACTATCAGTGGTGGAGAAGCAGTATGACAGCTCCAGTAACAGCTAACGATCCTAGCCAAGCGTTTAACCAAACATATAACTCCATTCAATCTGGCGGGGTACAAGTTAAACAAGTGCCTGTCTTTGATGACAACACTGGCGCTGAATCAATGCAAACTGTGCTTGTAGATTCAAAAGGGAATCAACTTCCAGCCGATGCAGTTGTCCAAGGGCCAAATGGACAATATCAGGTTCAAATTGGTTCTGCTGGAGGAACCATTCATACAACTGTTAACGTAGATCCAAAAACGGGAGTTGTAGCTCCAGTTACTGATTACAACGCACAAGTAGGCTATACAGGCGGTTCACCCGGAAGCTTTCTGGCAAGCACCACAAACGCAGTTGATCAAATGGTTGCTGGTGTGCCAATGCTCAATGCTATCCCAGGCGTTTCTGCTGCGGTGGCTGGTTTAAACGCTGTTAATTCACTAGCCAAAGGGAAAATAGACACCTCTACCATCCTCAACACCTTAACTGCGGCATCAGGTTTAAGTGGTACATTGGGTTTAGACCCATCTACAGCAAGTGCATTAAACACGGCAAAAACCGTGGCATCTGGTGTAAACGCAGTAGAAAAGGGAAACCTGGCAGGTGCGTTAACAAGTTTAAACGGCCTTACAGATATACTTCCCGCTGGATCTTCTCAGATTGGCAACGTTGTTAGTGGCATAGCCGCCCTCAAAAAGGGTGATACAGCAGGCGCTTTGAGCGCCTTGTCTAGCTTAACAGGGGATCCAAATGCACAAGTAGCCGCTCAGGCAGCCAATATTATTAAGCAAATAAGCCCAGTTTTGGGTGGAATTGCCAGTACAAAATCTGCCGCACCCGCTGCTACCGCTCCAGCCTCTAATGTATCCGCTTCTGGTACACCAGCTTCTAGTACAACACCTGCAATCACTTCAGGTATAGCCTCACCGCAGACAACCCAAACAGTTGCAGGCCCAATCGTGGCTTATGACATGGAGGGTGTCTACAATCCATTCGTGACAAATACAGCTCAAACCGCTAAAATGGCGGCAAAAGGCGGGTCTATAGGCCTTCCATCCCTTTTAAGGAGCCAATAATGGCAGATGATACAAACTATTATGATTATGTTGCTCCTGTTTCAGGGGATACTCCAGTAAGCGTATCAGGTAGTGGCAATAATCTTTCAGCTTTAGATGCTGGTTCTGGAACCTACACAGTTCCTAGTAATTTTGGACAAAATACTGTGTCCACCCCGCAAAATACTACTTCAACAGCTTTGTCTGCATTAGATGCAGGTATGGGTGATTATGGAAGTACGGGCGTTATTGGAACTGGAACGACTGCTGAAAAGAATGCCGCTCAAGCTAGTTATAACGCCGCAAATCCTTCAACTCTATCTTCTACATTAAACGATATATCTAAGTTTATATCCACCAATAAAGGCATTTTAGGCTTAGGAGCTGTGGCTTCTTTGGCTTCAAGCGGTGGAGGTGGAGGTGGTGGTTCTGGCTCTTCTTCCGCAGGCATTCCAGCCCTTGTTGCATCTAGGATGCAAGTTCCCGGCGCTTCTAGCGTTGTCACGCCCGGACAACCCAATCAACAATATTTTACCGATACCCTTTACACAGACCCTAGCCAACAAGCCAATGCTATGTCTGCAATTGAAGCACAGGCTCAGGCCATTGCTGCAAACAGGACTAACGCCCCTGTTCCTAATTTTGCAATGCCATACAATACACAAGCTCCTAGCGGTTTGACACCTGCAAGTAATTTAGCGCCGTTATACACAAATTACACGCCAACTGATATTGGAAATTACATTGCCCAAAATAACATCAATGTAAACGATCCTGCTGCTGTGGCAGCAGCAACCAAGGCAACCAATGCAAATCCTGCTGTTGTTAACCAATACATTGCTAGTTTAGCCAACCCAGCAACTATGGGCATTGCAACATTACCCGGATCTACACCTACAGCAAACACTTCTACTACAACACC